AGGTCTTCCCCTCTAGCCACCACATCAACGTCGGCTCCCTCGCCAAGATCAACCCCAACATAGGTGCATTTCTCAAAGAGTGGTCTGATTGAACCGTTAATGTTTAGGCTACCTATCTCCAGCACATTCTTGCCAACAAAGTATTCTGGAAACTTGAACCGCAGACTTGCCACAAAGTCTATTTGCGCTGGATGACTCATTTAATCCCCAAATACTTTCTTACCTGATCCAAGATCATTAGCTGCTGCGGGGTGTAAAGCTCTGCCGCGTTGTCGCCAAACTGGTTGAAAGTGTAGCCTCGGAATATCTCAGGCACCCCACTGCTTTCAGACCATTCCTCAAAGGGGCGTGTCTCGCCAAAGTTTTCTCTGTGATACTTGTATCTTTCTTGCATCATTTTCGGGTCAAGCGATTCACGGAACTGACCGTAATACTTCTTCAGCTCTGGATCAGCCTGCACGCCATAGTGCGACACATAGTCACCAAGGATGTCGATTGGCTTGACGTTAGGACGGAATACCTCGATGCCAACTCTACCCATCGGCAAAGACTTAGGCCGGGGCATCTCAGGCGAACCCGGCTCATCTGGTGGGTAGAACTCCAAAAACCTAGTTTCCTTAGGCTTTGGTGTGTAAACGATGTCTAGCTCTTTGTCTTTTAGGTAAGGGAACGCAGTCTGTGCTTCTGATAGGAAATCAGGTGTGCGCTCTTCCGTCATGGCTTCCATGACTTCATCATCTTCTATCTGCAATTCCACCTCCGTAGCGACGCCTTTGCTCGTGTTGCTGGCCCTTTAGCCTTGCGTACTACGCCCGCCATACGCGCACAGAAACTTGCCTTGCGGCCTGCATCCTTCTTAGTCCTTGGATTCGGCGCAGGAGGCTTTAGATTGCTGCCAGTCTCGCGGTTAAGTTTAGCCCTACCCTTGGCAGTCAAGCCAGCTCCCTTGCTCACAGGTAGCTTCTCACCGCGCCCAATAGCCAGACTGACGCCTTTCTTAGCCATTAGTAACTCCACACGTTTGGTCTAGGTGGCGCTTGTACCGTGTCCACATGGATGAATCGACCAGCACCCTTTTGCTGTACGCCAATGCCGGTAAAGCCTAGCTTGGCAGCAAACGTCAGGACTTCATGCGCAGCCCTACCATCCACGCCAATGTCAGCAGCAAGACCCGTAGTGTGTGCGCCAGAGGTCTTCTTAGCAGCCTCAATGGGATGTTTTGGGCAACGGTAGCCAGAAGTAATCCGCAAGGGCTTGCCATACAAGGTGCGCAACTCTTGCAGCTTCTCCATGAACTCAGGTTTCATTTCGTTCTTACCGCAATGCTTGCAGTCAAACTCAATGGCCTGAAAACTGGGATACTTTGACCAGTCCATGTCAGTTGTCTTTAGTCAGCATTCCTAGCAAACCAGCAATGCCAAGGCCAGCAGTGACTACGGCTTCAGCCATTTGTGGCGCAATTGGAACGCCCACCGCAGTCAGAAAGAGGATGGCACCACGCCATGTCGATGGCTCTCTTGCACGATCAAAAATGTACTGTTTCATAAACCTTCTCCCGGCGTGATGTACAGCTTGGCATTGTTGTGAGGCGCAATGATGCGAACGTAAGTAGTCTTACCGGGGCCAACCTGCGGCCCAGTAAATACCTTCTCCGCATACGGTGCAATTGCCACTACAGCAGCACCATTCTCTGTTGGGATAGACGCAGTAATGTTGGCAGTCTGACCATAGGCCACAAACACTGGATCATTCTTGTCCGGGTTAAATACAAAGTATTGATTGACCGGGCTAACCGCAGTGATCGAGACAACATTACCCTCAGTGTTTGCAGTGGCAGCAGTTGCTACCACGCAATTGCCCATAGGCTGAAATGCAATATTGTTAGCGATGATATATCTCCTCGGTTGTTAGATAATCCTTCCACCACCAGCATTACCGGGCTTGGATGTTGGCGACTTCTTCTGATCAGGCGAGTCAGAGAAGCACTGCATACCCATGAAGCCCATAGGATTGGTGCGAGTAGGCTTGCCACGACCATAGGTATCAGAGATAGAAGCGGAACGATAGGCTTCGCCTGCGCTGCCCTTATGATTCTCGCTCGACATCATCACCGTCGTGCTGGTTTTGCTAATGTTAAGTTTCATGTTGACTTCCTTTCAACGATCATGCACGGCAAGTAAATAAAGACAGCAAAGAAACCTGCCATTGCCATCCTTTCCCATGTTGGTACTACCATCGCCCAACAAGCCAACACAAAGCTAAACAACAACGCCAAAAACGTCAAAGCCTTGTGTGACAATATATCCATTGCAACATTGATAATTCTAATAGCAGCCCCGTCAACCATCACTCATCTCCTTCATCGTCAGGATTGAAAAATCCTTTGCCCCATTCATCGTCACTGATCTTTTGCTTGATCTGCTCTAGCTTCAACACCCGGTCTAGTACCTTGGTCTTGTCTGTCAGTGATGCTGTTGAATCATTCATCGTTTGTTTGAGTAGGTCATAGATGGCCTGCTCAAGTTCTGGATTCAGCCCCTTTTGTTTTTTCATCGCTCCATTTTCCGATTGTCACGTTTCTGACGCAGCATGGTAGTCCGAACGCTAACCAGCATTGGGCCACCTCGTTTGTCTGCCATTTGCTTGGCAGATTCTTTCATCCGGCGTAATTCTTCCACGCCAGAGTTCATCTTGTCATTTCCATTGCCATTGTCGTAATTCATCGCTTGCTCCCCCGCTTCATACGCGATTTGCCAGCCTTTGAGTACGCAATCGCCGTAGCCTGTTTGACAGCTTTACGCACGCTTGCAGGCTTACTCGTACCAATCTTGCCGGATTCTTTGAAGCCACGAACCATCTCGCCAATGTTCTTGCTGATGGTTTTAGCACTTTTACCTTTCATTAGGGGCATTTTCAATCCTTTCTGGCGCTCTAGTGCCAATCTGCGTACCAATGGTTTGACGGATCAATGTTGCAATTACGCCCTGACGCTGCTCTTTGGGAGCCTTCATTACCTGCTTTAACTTGACTGGATCAGTCACGATGTCGCTAACGGCTGCTCGAATGTTGGCAACATACTGGGTATAGCGATCATAGGCAAATTTACCGCCAGTAGCTACCGCAGCGCCACCTGCCGCCGCAACGCCCGGCGTGATCTCTGGGACAAACCGACTTCCTAATGCAGCTAAACCTGCTGCATACAGTCCAGCCACAGCGCTACCCTTCCTGACCTGCGCCAACTCATTGTTGATCAGGCGAGTAAGCTCCTGCGCAGAGGATTCTGTACCCGGTACACGACCTATGTTTTGGGATGCCCGGCTAATAACATTTTGTATGCTTACCATGTCAGCAACAGCTTCATCTATAAACCGAATCTCATCCGGCGTGTACAAGCCACTAGCCTGCATGGAAGGCTTGATGCGATCACGGTAGCTTCTCTCAATTGCCCCCGGAGGCAAGGTGCCGATCAGGTCACGCACACCAGCCTTGAATGCTTCAGCACCTTCAGGTGTTCTACCCAAGACTTTGGCGGCAGAGGCAACATCACGCACGGTACTATTGCCCATAATCAAGTTTTTGAAACTCTCAGCTTGCTGTGTCTGAGTGCCACCCATCTCAAACATCTTGGCACGCTGCTCAGTTAGCTTGCCAGTCTTGGCTACAGTGCGCTCAGTCTGTGCTGCCTTGCGTGCGTAGTCAGCAAACTCTTTATTGAGATTAGGAAAGCGTGTTAGCCACTCACTGTTTTGGTTTAACCAAGAGCGAATTTGCGCAGGTGTCTTTTCTCTAAGCTCTGCGCTTACATAATTTCTAGCCAGATTCTCAACAGCAGTCCGATTACCACCAGTAAAGTTAATAAAGTCATCAACATTCTCCGGTGTGCTAAAGATTTTTGCAGGCAAAGTTGAGGCTTGGGTAGCCATTGCGCCACGAATTTGCTGACTTGGCGCAGTCAAAGCCTGACCAACCTCAGTTGCAAACTGGTTAATTGGCTGACTTAATTCCTCATAATCAGCACGATACTTGTCAAACCTTTTGCCAGTAAACTCAGACATGATGCGTTCAACCAAACCTTTAAGGTCTTTGGCATCTTGCTGACCAATGGCATCAAAGCCAGTCTCAGGCAGACCAGAAGCACGATCACCCAACCGGCGACGTAATTGCTCAAGGCGTTCAAAACCAACCTTAGCCTTGCTTGTTTGACCCGTTAGTGGATCGTAAGTAATACCAAGGGCTTCGCGGCGAACTTCATCAAACTGGCTTTTTGTTGCGCCAGTAATGCGTTCTCTTTTTGTCACCGGATCGCGTATAAACGCATCCAATGCAACTTCCATGTTTTTGAAAGCCCTAGTACCTTCCACCCCCTGCCCTTGCAATTCCTTATTACGGGCTTCGGTAAGCATGGCTTGTTTGTTAGTGTTGGTTGCAGCTTCTCTAGCATCACGCAAGGCTTTTAATCTATCACCAGCCAATTGACGAGCATCAGCACCGATAGCTTCCATCGTGCGAGGCTGACTAATCTGCGCAAGACGCGCTTCAGTGCCAGCAACTAAGCTACTTGCCAATTGCTCACCACGACGCCGACCTTCAACCGACTCGATGTTTAGCAGCCTTGCAACTTCTGCCGCATCAATTGGCTCATTCATTGGCTTGCCACGCAATTTCTCTTGCGCAGCACGCACCATTGCAGTCTTAGATTCAACGGTTTGAGGTAGTGCAGCTACTTGCTGTGGTGTCATTGCTCTGACTACACGCTTTGCGGCACTCTCAACGCCACTGGGGAGCATTGGGCGCAGGCCACGACCAGCAACGCCCAGTGAACGTGCCAGACCTTCGGTGCCTCCACCAACCACAGTCTCAACGCCAAAACGTGCCAACGGGTTAGTTTCTGGCGGCAGCAAATTACTGGCAGCCTGTGCCGCAGCGCCACCTAGCCCTGATAAAGCACCTGTCTTGAGTAACTCTGTACCAGTTTTAGGGATGAACACTTCAGCAGCACGCGTTCCATACGGTGCAACCCGTGTACCTCTTGAGCCAAGCTGAAATAGTTTTGATACGCCACCCAAGACTGGCACAGCACCCATTGCTTCCAAGCCAGTCTCAAAGGGTGACTTAGTGACAATACGGCTTTCGGGCGGCAAGTTCGCAGCAGCGCGTAGCGTTTCCTCGCTTTGACCGGGAATCTGCTCTACCAGACTACCGCCAAAACGATCAGTCTTAGGCTGTTCAGCAACTACCTCGCCACCAAAACGATCTCTTGCCATGATTACCTCATTGGTTTTTTAGCACGCTTGCCTGTCTGCGCATCAATGTACTCACCACCCGGCGGCAACGCATCGTATTCTGCTTGCGTGTTTACCGTTGGAATACGAGGGCCACCACCACCGCTTAAAGAACCAACAAGCTCTTCAGGCGTTTGTGCTTTCAATGCGCCTAAAGCTTCGCCTTGCTTTCTTTTGATTGCATCATCTAAAACTTTGCGCTGACGGCTAAAGTATAGTTTTGCGATTTCTGGTGTTGTGGCTGGCGTAATCGTAAAGCGCTCAAAGTCTGCCTGTTCGTTTGAAGTTAATGTAGCACCGTACAATTGGTTTCTAACTTTGGAAATGTATTCCCAATAAGATTTCCACCAGTTCACTGTTTGAGCATCTATTGGTTTAGTGGCAACTCTGTTTGCAATATCAGCAAAACTATCACCGCGCTCAACTGCTTGAAGCATCAATGAACCAGCGGTAGCTGACTTGGAAATTCCAAAGTATTTATCATTTTTTGTTGAGTCAACATTGCTAAGGTTGGTAACGGCATCACCAGCTTCCTTAAGCTGCTTACGCAAATCTGATGGCAAGTCACTAATCTTGACCTTTTTCTCGCCACCACCGCCACCCATAGCTTTGAGTTCTTTTTTACCAGCCAGAATAGCCTGCTGCTTTGCTAGTTCAGCATCAGCCTGATCAGAAGCAGCAATAGCTTTTGTAAATAGCTCAAAGGCTTTCTGATAGTTTCCTTTGCGTAGCTGTGCGGCAATCAGGCCATTGCCAGTCTGACTTTCAATCAGCTTGGCTTCCACCATTGCTGCATTACGATCTTTAGAAAGCAGATTCAACATACGGTCAAAGCGATCCTTGAGCATATTGTTATGCTCCTTACGCGCCCTGTCTGCCTCATCAAACTTTAGCTTGGCAGCATTGAATCTTTCACCCTGCACACGGTCTTCAGCATCTTGCATTTCACGGATAGCAACCAACTGTGCGCGTGCAGAGGCACCGCCTAGTCCTCCGACAATGAGGGAAGATAAAAGACGCATCCCTGCGTTTTTCGCGTAGTCCGATGCCTTAATCTGCGGCGCTTCAAACTGCGAATAAGGTTGAAGGCCAGCTTCCAGTGCTGCCGTTTCTGCTCTGGACTTAGCTGCCAAGTCGCGCTCTGCTGCCGCTTCTTTCTGTCGTTGACCTTGTTCAATGCCAAACTGTGCTTTAGCCGCTTCTTCTTCAGCCCTAGCACCAGCCTCAAAGGTTTCGCCTAACTTGCCACGCGCAAAGTCTGCACGCCCTTTCATTGTGGGCTGCGCACTCAAACCCTTAACTAAGGATGGTGCTGTACCTAGTGCATCACTCAATGTATCAACTGCCATGATTACCTCCCGGTAGCGGCTGGTACAGGCGCTTGAGTACGCTGTGCCTGCTGTACTTCACGGCCTAGAATGCCAGCAAACAACTGTGCCAACTGCTGATCACGCTGCAAGTCCATCTCTAGTGCGCGACGATCATACTGATCTGCAATGTTGGCAAGACGCAAGGCTTCGGTAAAGCTCTCTTGACGGGCTAGGCTACGCGCACGACGCTGCTGTGCTGCCAGAACACCTGCGGCTGCACTGCCTGTTGGCGTACCACGCTGACCTAATTGCTCACGCGCACGGGCTTGTTGAATCTCTAACTCTTGCTGTTGCTCTGGCGTTAAGCCTTCACCAGTCGCACGACCCATTGCTTCAGCCTGTGCTTGACGGAAAGGTTGGGCAGCAGCGCGAGTAGCTTCAATGTCACGGCGCATAGCTTGATTCGCCTGATTAAACATCAATGCTTGCGCCAAAACACTAGCACCCGCAGTGCCAGCGCGTGTCAGATTCGGGTAACGGTCTAGCAAATCTTGCAACTCATTCAGACCCCTTTCGGCGCGTTGAGCAAGCGAAGGCTCACCAGCAGGTTGCGCAGCAGTTTGGTCAGTCAATGTACGAAGTTGAGGCAAACCCTCACCAAAAGCACCGGGAAATCTTGCCCGGTCTTCCATGTAAGGCCCAGTCGCTTGTCTTGCAGCTCTAGTAGTTAAATCTTCTTGCGGCAACTCTCTAAAACCTGTTCGGCCGATGCCGGGCGCTTGACCAAGATCAGCAGCCGCATAGCTCTCTGGGCTAAGTCTTGGTAAGTAATTTGCAAAATCAACATCAGCATATTCACGCTGCGGTCTAACATTTGCACTTACAACTTGATCAGGTGGCGTTAGTCGTACTTCTGGCTCATTAGCTCGGAAGCTGTATGGACTTATTGGCTCAATGTCTGGCTCTGGCACACGAAAAGTGTCTGTTTCCGGTTCAAAGCCATAGTAGGTATCTAAACGACGACGAGCAAACTCAGGCAATCCAGTCATCGGGTTGATGGTGCCGCTACCGCCAGCTTCCATCAGCATCTCGGCTTCTTCTGGCGTAATGTGAGCAAGCATGGTGTCACCACGACGCCCCATGCGACGTAGCATCTCAGCCATTGCTTTAGCATCACCCATGCCACGACTGCCAACCATCATCTCAAGTATTTTCATATTAGCCACCTAATGCCTTTCTTAAACGCAAGGAACGGGTGTTCCATACGCTTTGCTGTGCGTCTTCCTCACCACCAAAGATCGGTTCTTTCTGTCCCACGATTGCTGCTGTTGGGCTAGTGCCTACTACGCGAGGACTGATTGAACTTGGTGCTGCTCTTCTAATGCTACCTCTTGCTGGTCTGACATCCATTGGTCTGAAATCAGGTTCAGGCGCTTCAGGCTCAGTTAATGGAAACTCTTGATTCAGATACTCAATCAACTCTTCGTCAGTAAACTTAGTAAAGTCGATTGGCTCAACAATAAGTTCATCTTCACCTTCAACTACGACCTCTGGCAACTCTCTTGTTTCTTCGCCTTCCGCTGCACTTTCAAGCAACTCAGCGCCCGTCATTTCTTCTGGCGCTCTGCCACCAGCGCCTTCACCAGCACCCATGCCACCAGTTGCAGTGGTTGTAACACCACCTGCAGTGCCAGCAGCTTTAGCTCTACCGGATGGAAGTGAACTTGGAATGGTTCGACCAGTGCGAACATCCGACGTATCGACATCAGGAGTAACGACAACTTCTGTCAGGGGAACTGATCGACCTTCAGTTTCTTCTGCCAAAACAGGGTTCATGCCCAAGCCAGCGGTAGCTTCACCAAGCTGCCTTCCAACACCGGGGCTGCGAGGCTGAGAAAATGCAGCAATCGCTTGTTTTGTTGCAGCGGTTTCTGGTCTGCTTCTTAACTCTTCAAACGCTAATTGACCTTCTCTAGTCAAAGAACCTAATGCAGCACCAGCTAACTCTTGTCTGAAATCACCACCAGCAGCAGTGCGGCCTGCAGCTTCGCCAACATCAGCAGCAACATCACCGATAAGGCTTTGCGGTTGTTGGCCTAAACCAGTTGCGCCAGAGCGTGCCAAGGATGCGCCAGCAGAGCCAGCCGCACCCATCAATGCAGCCTCACCTACGTCTTGACCAGTAACAACAGCGCCAGCAGCAGAACCTACTGCGCCACCAGCAGCATTAACTAAAGCAGTTTGTGCTGTGTTGCCAGCAGCGCCAATCGCTTCTCCAAGACCCTTTGCTACAGGAATGCCAACGCCTTGACCGACAAAGCTTCCAAGCGCAGCTTTACCAATGTCTTCTAAGTCACCACCTTGTGACGCTGAAATCAAACCAGCAGTCACAGGCTGAACCGCAATACCTGTTATGCCAATGCTAGGCAAAAGTGCTGGTGCAGCAACAGCAATAAGCGCAACTTCAGGGTTTTCAGCAACGTATTTAACAGTGTCAACGACAACTT